GTTGGTTTCAAGTCTCTTTTTGATCTTACTGCTCATTAGGTTTGGAAAAGGAACCTTTAGGATGATTTGAAATCTTGATAGCTCGTCCTTTAAGTCCACTCCATTCATCATGGAAGGAGACACCAGGACAGTCTCGAGCTCGGATCTAAGATGATGATCTAACATCTTTTCTCGAGTCGATGAATCGTGAATCAGGAGTCTCTTGTTCTTTATTGAGTTTTGAATCCATTTATTGAACTGATAGTTACCGGTATGTATGATACCTTTGTTCTTAGAGTTTCTCTCCAGTATTTTCTTAATGATTGGAACTGCCCTCTTAAAGGTATCTGCCTTTTCATAGTACGACATCTTTCCAAACTTTACGTATATGATAGGTCGATTCTCTTTTGGGAACGGACACGGAAGAGCGATATAATCTCTAGATTCATTCTCTATTCCAAGCATTTTGCTCAGCATATCAGGATTGAGTATTGTGCCTGACATTAGTATCACATGATCATACTTATCCCAAAACATCTCCTTAAGATATTGGCTTCCCCATATTGGTTCTACCAAGATTCGAGTGTTTCCGCTTTGATCTAGATCCTTTTCGAAAATCCAGTTTGTACTGTAATTCGCCCGGTCCCCTACGAACCTATTATATTTACACATCGTCTTGTCGCAAATATCTGCTTTCTTTACCATTTCAGCCCTCTTCTTTTTTCCACGAGTCTCTTTTGCCTCCTCCAATAGTTCGTTTATCTTCAGGGACATTCTTGGAATTATAATCCGGCTGATATATTCAGAAAGTTGATTTAGATTATTAATCTCATCTAAATCCTTGGCCATCCAATCCTCCCAAATGTCAAATAGGGACAGGGACCTCTGGGAAACCGTTGATGATATAAAATCACAGAATGTTTCCTCGAACGCATGTGCTTCATCTATGATTAAGAGCCGGGCTCCTCTTTCATCTAGCAAGTCGGGACTGTACATAGAATAGGCAGTAATGAGATGGAAATTAGTCAGCCCGACCCTGTTGTTTATGAACGCAGATTGGGCAATTGAATGGGGACACGACTGGCATCTAGAATTCTTAAGTTTATTAAAGGCTTTAGACTCTCCACAGTTCATCATGTTATTTTTACACCAATATGAGTTACTGCCTTTAATTGACGATATGAAGTCGAAATCCTTAGTATATTGATCCTGGAGAATTTTACTATTGGTTAAGATGTCTATTTTGGCATCCGGATTGACCTCCTTTGAGTACCAATCAGCTATCATAACCGCTGCGAATGATTTGCCAACCCCGGTTGGAGCATCGATCATCATGAACTTTTTATCTGAATCGATTGACCTTTTTACGAAATCTAATATCTCAACCTGCTGCTTCCTAGGTTCGTACTTTAATTTAATTTTCTTCATACTTAATTTTAAACAGGACCGGTAGAGATTCTACAGGATCAATAGATTATACCGATAATCGATGAAAAGGTTCAAAAAGAGGATTTTACAAACCTTTGGAATATTCCTTAATGAGTTTAATATTTTCGTTAGAAACCTGTTTACGATCAAACCAAAGAGTTCGACCAGTGCGATCCCTAACTTGACTCTTTTTACCATAGCATTGCATCCACTCGTCCATTGTTATCTTCTGGTCTCCGTAAGGATTTTTCCAGTCCCGTATCGATCCTCCACCAATGTTATATGCCTCAAGAGGAACGATTCTGCACAGTGATAGCAGACCAGAGTCGGCTATTGCAGATCTAGCTGGAGTCCAAGGATCAGTGCCCGATCGATACAGAATCTCTGCCCTAAGATAGTTGCCTATTCCATTAAAGTATTTTTGATCCATAAGTAATTCGCATATTGGTTTATCGAAGACCTTTTTATGTGAATTGTCTCTTAAATTTTGAACGAATTGGTCGAATTCAAATACCGGATCAGGTCCGCGATTAGCGGACCAACCTTCTACCCATCTCCACTTTGCAAATCTGCGAACGTCAACTAAACATATGAAGGTTCCGTCAAATGCTTCAAATCTTAGATGGGAATGTTTTGGAATATTCCGAGCAGAGGTTGCCTTTCTCCAGTGTCCGCTCATTCCGTATGTGACCATTAGATTTCTCGTTTCACCCGAGCTCAATCCAGTCAGAGATATGATTGATTCTTTACCTCTAGCGCTTGCATTAACCTGAAAGCCAGAAGTATCCTCTGGGGTGAGATCTAAGCAGGTCGAGACCTTACTCTCTGGTGATTTGTGAATTGACTTAAATACTTTGTCCCCAGCTGCGGAATTAAAGAATTCAGTCATCAACTTAACTTCTGCTAATTCAGGCATGTTTCTATCATTTAAACTTTATAATATCTACATAATACTAAAAAAATGCGCAGAGTAAAGATAAATAATAAAAAAATATTTAAGTAGAATGGGAGCAATTTTAAATTTTTCTAAATGGAAAAGAGTGTACGAGCAGGCCGAAGCTGAGGAAAACAATATAGAATCCTTTAAAAAAGGAGATTTAAATTTTATTGAAGACAGTGACAAGAGCGTAGATATAGCAACTTATTTAACCGCAAATGGGCAGTCATCGGTGAAGCTTGAATTTGATGGTGATAAAATAAGTGTCAGTTCAATAGAAGCAAAAGGTGGAGCAAGTGAAAAGAGACAAGGAAATTTAACACCATCTGGTGCTTTAATTAATTTTTTTAGCTTAGCTGGATTACTAAAAGAGGATCGCATTAATTTGGTTCCTATGGCTAAAAAATTAGCTACTTTAATTCTGGATAAAACTGATGCACAGGATTCACCACCAAGTCTAAAAGGAATGTTCGCAAAATTAATAAACAGTGAAGGAAATGTAATAGAAGGTACCATGGACTGGGTTAAACCGGCTAATGAAGCAATGGCTACGGCAGTTAAAGAGTATAACGAGCTCAATAAGAATAATTAAAAAGATCCTCCCAAATAAAAAAAGGCCGAGAATTCTCGGCCTTTTTTTTAAAAGAATCTATTCATCTGGATCATCTAAATTAAAAAATCCTGGAAAATAAGTAACGATCGGCTCACGAGTCCACGCTGTAGTTTGATCATATATTCCTATAAAATGAGAATCACCCGCAAAAGTTACCCAAATTTGTCTAAGTTCTACTCCATTCTTGTAAAAGACATAAATTTCTCTTAGATCTCCAAATGAGATGCTGTGTCTAGTCTCTATACTATCAAATTCAAATCCTACAATGTACGTTTGATAATAATCATCAATCATATCTGCTGTGTACAAAATAGTAGTGTCTTTTTTAAAACCTGCTCTATATGCAAGTTCAGCAAATTGATTAAAGAAGTATTTTCCATTAGGTCCAAAAATCAAAGGGATAGTTTCTCTTAAGTGCGAGTCGTCGTGTCTAGGTCCAAAGAGTGAGATTGTCCATAGTTTACGTCTATATTCTTCTATGGGTTGAACAATGTCGAGTTGAGCAAAAGATGAGCCCGTTAAAAATAATGTCATTAAAATTAAGGTTAATCGTTTCATGTTCTTATGTTTAAGATTTATAATATTTATATAATACTAAAAAAAGTGTACAAAGTAAAGATAAATAATAAAAAAATCTAATTAAGATGAAGAACCCTGTAATGAACTACAATCAGTTTATGTCAGTATTTAAAAATGCTAGCAAAGGTTATGGCGGAAAAGCTAATGTAGCTAATAAAGACGCCAAAACCGGGTCAAGTGTAAAACAAGAGCTTGCTTCTGGACCGGTTAAAGGTAAGGGAACTCCTCACATTGATCGTTTAACTAAGCAGCACTTAGCTAATGTTAAAAACAAGAGCGCTGCTAAGAAAAAATAATAGAATCTTGATGTCAAGAGCAATTGAAAGTTTTGAAAATTTTGCCATTCTTGAGAAAAAGGGTGACCTGAAGAAGCTAGTCGGAAAGAAGAAAGACGAGGAGCTTACTGTGAATGACGCTAAGAAGATCGGGGCAAAAATCGCTAGAATGGATGGCGAGAAAAAACAAAAGTTTGTCGGTATAATAAACTTTCTAGGAGCATCATGTAACATCTATAACGAGCTCTGGAAAAACTACACTCGAACACGAGACAACTTAGAAAAGAAGAAAAAAGACTAATTCATAAATGTACGATGAGATTTATGAAGGATATTTTGAGGACACAAGTGCTAAGGACGGTGGAGTTATATTCCAAGCTATCTTAAGTCATGATATTTCATGGAAGATCGTTGACGGAAATACTGTTTTTGATCAAAATAACATAAAAACTAGATTACACACGGTAGAGGTTTTTCCAGACTTAAATTATAAGAAAGGGGAAGCCTCTTCAGTTTATCATGTGTTGTCTGAAGTAAATATTCTTAAGAGAAAGTTTGATATGGCATCTAGAGCAATCAAACGAATAATTAACCCGACCTATTCCGCTGAAATTAATGCTAACCCTTCAAAATCGGTTGAGCTGAATCAAAAATATTTCGACGGAACTAGCATCGATGTTAAATTAACGACAGATCGAATTGTGCTAAGAGAAGTATCATCATCTGGAATTGACAGCGGAAACCCTTCAATTGTTATGAAAGTCTCGACAGGTCTAGCCGATCAGATGGATGGTAAACCAATTAAGACCTGGGAATCCTTTAACGTTGATGTAAAAGGCAACGGAATTGATCTAAAGATTAATTCAGGATCGGATCCTTCGATTGCTAAGGTCGTAGAATATGATCTAATTGAGAACAGATGGGATCAGATATTCCAGACTATAATTCCTTCAGTTTCTATAAATTTTACAGGAGACCGGGTACAGGTTGAGACTTTTACTAGTAGATCATCTAATTTATCAAGTTATACGTCACTTAACATAGAAAATATCTTTTCAGGAAAAGAAGAAGCAGCTTCCAATAAAAGTTTGGAAGGGGAAGGAATAAATAATTAAAATAATCTAATTAAAATGGCAGGATTACCGCATTGGGATAATTCACAAGCAGCAAGAGGATACTATGAGCCGATATTTCAAAATCAATTTGAATTGATCATTACACCTCCGGCTACTATCACGGACAACGTAGATATATTAGTGGAACAGGTTTTAAGTGTATCTGGGATTCCAGAATTCTTAACAGAAGGAAGTACACTTCAGTCATATAAATTTGCAAAGAGAGCATACGCTAAGGCGACTCCGAATGATACTATTACAAATTTAACTGTGAAATTCGAAGTCAACTTAAATGATGAGAATAACATGTATGTTTACAATACCCTTAGAGGATGGGGAGATCTTATTTACGACCCATTAACTGGTAGACAGGGACTTAAGAGGGACTATGTTGGAGAGATCTATTTAGCAATGTTTAATAAAGCAGGTGATATATTTAGAGAATTCAGATTTGCTCCGGCTTTCTTAAAGAGTCCTTTGACACAAATGACTCTGGATTATACCAACGATTCGATCTATCAAATCACAGCAGTATTTACTTGTGATACTTTTAGAGAAACCAGAATCGGACAGATTGAAGTTTAAAAATTAACCTGAAGAGAAATGGAAATGTTTAATGTACATAGAAGAGACGTTTATAATTTTGATGAATATATGAACCTTAAGAATCCAGGCTTTGGTGGACCTAAATCTGCAGAGCCTCTTAAGAATGCAAACGGAAAAATTGCTAATAAGGATCGAAAGCTTCAGGATTATCAAAGAATGGTAAAAAGAGATGCTACTTTTGGAAATCAGGTTTTTAATCCCACCTATAAAGCAATGGGAGGAGATCTAGTACATAAACAAGAAGTTGGAAAGAATCCTTATAAATATGCTGATCTATACGATAATATGGGAGTAGCAACAGTATCAATTGGAGAATCGAGAAAGGCCTTAAACGAAGGATCGTGTAACACTAGCTTTATTTCCTTTCTACTTGAAGGAATGTAGGCTTCTACAGTCTTGTAATTTTTATATTTTCTACTTTGTCTAAGCCGTCCCCGTCGAATTCTCGAGGTTCAATTAGTTCGTATGTAAATGTTATTGGATAGTATTCGTTATCAATGAAATGCATTGCATTCTTGATAGTACTAATAGATATATTAGAATTTAGATATACAATATTCTTATACTTCTCATTCTTTATGTAAATTGCCTTATCTAGTAACTTCTTGATTTCGTAATTAATTAGAAACGACTGTACTTTATTTGGGACCATAAATTTAGAATCAAATTTATCCTTTATAATCTTATTTACGTTCAGCACGTAGTCTTCTTTACCTTTCTTAGAATAGACAGAGGTAAAGCTTCTAAATTCTCTTATAAAAATTACTTTTAATTCTCTATTATCTTCCGTCATAGTCTATTCTGAGAAGAGACACGCCTGCTTCCCTTAAAATTTTTAGCCCGTCAATATCTCTGTATTCCTCCTTAAATATTACCCTTTTAATACCAGATTGGATGATCAGCTTAGAGCAGTCTTTGCATGGAGAGAGCGTAAGATATAACGTGGATCCTTCTGAATTTTGAGTTGATTTAGCCAGCTTAGTTATTGCATTCGCCTCAGCATGTAATACATACCATTGGGTGATTCCATTTGCATCCTCACAGTCATTAGGAAAGCCGCTAGGGGTCCCGTTATATCCGTCTGATATAATCATGTTATCTTTAACAATGAGTGCTCCGACCTTCTTTCTCCTACAACAGGAGTTCTCAGACCATTCACTTGCCATTTTAAGATAGGTTACATGTTTTCTAGTTTCCTTGTCTTCCATTAGATATTAGATCGTGTAAATTGTTTTTACTAGTTATCTCTTTATTTTCTCTGACAACAGGTCTGCCTGCTGGAAAAATTAGGGACATGATTAATACTGTTCCAATCCAATTCAGAAGCGTCATTCTAACCTCCAGCAAATCCTGAAGAAGGGTTAGGTATAGGATCCAAACAACAATTGAAATTGCAAGTTGGGATATTAACCAGGACAGAGAAGATTTTACAAAATTTGTGATCATTTTATTTATTTAAATTTTCAGTAATCCATCTATACATCTCATCATTCGAATCAGTTTCTTTAAGCTTGCACACGGTTTCAAAGTCAGAGGATTGAGATCCGTTCATATAGATTAAACTCTTTTTCACACTTGGCATATAGTCAGGTCTAAATTCATGATTTAGCATTTCTTCGACTAGGTTAAAATTTTTCTCGTATATATGATATGAGTCAACAATATGAACGTATTTTCCGAGCTTTAGATCAGCGTATTTTTGTTTTAGATGAATTAAGGCCTGTTGTTGTAAAACAGAGAAGAATGCGACATCAGTCGGAGTTCCAAGAATTGCATCATTAGATCTCATGTGAATTGTTAGATTTAAACGATTATCCCTGATGTGCCAGATTCCATACATGGTACATACAAAATCTTTATTTCCATCGTACTGGTGATCAGGAACGTTAAAATGCATTATAGCCTGTCGAGAATCTAGGTCTAGAGACAGGGAATTGATCGCCCATTCGTATTGATTGATGCCGAATTTATTCTTTTGATTAAAGATCAGGTTTCCGTAAGCAGAATTTGCAGTACCATCTGCATTTTGAATACTTTTCCAAAAAGAGGCGTATTCAGATATAAATTCAACATCATTTCGACCTGAGAAATACCATATGAATTCGGCCGCAATATATTTTTTTTGAGAGCTTCTTCTTTCGTTGATATATAGAGATGAAACTGGATTCTCTATTTCAAGAGCAATATTCAGGTTCTCTTTTATTTGAAGACCTCTTGGATTAGATGAGTAATCTGGATTCTCGTATAGGTCTCTTAGACTCTTTTCATATACATCTGCAAAATTTTCACCTTTATAAACTCTCATTCTTGTCTAATTTAGATATTTAATTATACTGGCTCTATCGTACCAGGTTTCCGTATTAACCCTGGTGTGAAGTTTCAACTATGCTCATCTCGGAAAAATGATTGGGCATCGTTACCTGAATCTTTTTATCGAAAAACTCTTCTGGTAAAGATTCATGAGAAACAACAAAGATAGTCATGCCGTAGCGATCAGCATATTCTCTAAGAATTTCGATTGCTTTGTACACATTGATTCGATCTAGGCCGCTAAATATTTCGTCTAGAAACATAATATTCATCTTATTATGTTTCATTTTGATAAGCTCAATGAAAGACAATAGTACTATAAGATTCATCTTTTTTCTCTGGCCTGTTGATAAACTCTCTGGGGAAACTTCCATTCCTAGATGATTAATAACAGGATTGAATTCATTATCGAAGCAAAATGTGAATTTAAAGTCTAGTCTTTCTGATATTTCAGTAATTCTGCCATTTAGTAGGGGAATGACCCTGTCGATTAGGACCCTCTTGATTCCTCCATCTGATAGTATCTCGTCTAGAGACTGGTATAGCTCCTTTTCATCTGAATATTTTTTAGACTCTTCTTTAGAGTTAGATATTTCATCTTTGATCGTGGATACGATCGATTTAATAGACTCTTCATGATCGTTCTCCTTGGCTTTTTCTAGAGCAGCTAAGCTAGATTCAAGACTAGATAGGGACGATTTAATTTCATAGAAATCTGATTTTGCCGTATCCTGATTCTGCTTTAGATCCTTAATCTTATTGGATATTGAACTATATGCACTGTTTAAATCTAACAGCAGTGCATTTTCATCTTCCCTCTTTTTCTCTATTGCCGATTTAATCCTAATTGAATTGTCTCCAGTTAGGTCGCTTAGGCAATGCGGGCATTTATTAGACTGATATATCTTTAGCTTTTTATCAAACTCTGCTATATTTGCCTTTGATTTGGCGATGTTCGAAGTATGTTCATTTACGACAGTTACAAGACCATCTATCTCACTCTTTAGATCGTTAAATATCTTTTTCTTAACGTCTAGATCCTTCTTTTTAGACTCGATATCCGATTTGATTCTTTCTTTTTTCTCCGACTCATCGTCCGATATCTTCTTTTTTAGGGACTTAAGTTGCTCGATTGACTTTTCAAGAAGGTTCTCGTTTTTTGATATTGAGAGTTCGATCGCATCTAAGTTTTTAGAGCTCTCCTTTAGATCCTCTTTTACTTTAGATCTCATCTCGCTTAGGATGTCTATTCCAAATATAGGATCAACTATCTTTCTCTTGTCTGAGGCTGTTAAATTAATAAAAGATTTAAAATCGTCAAATGATAGGCTAATAGTGTTACAGAAAGTTGAGAAGTTTAGACCTAGTATTTCATTCTCAATAAAGTCGTCTATCTTTCTCTTGTCTGGAAGATTATGATTTACACCATTGATTTGAATTTGAGTAAAGTTAGGATCTATTCCACGTTCTACTATTACAGTATCGCCTCTAGACGTCTCAATTTCATTATATGTATATGCTGATTTATTAATCCAATTTGGAAGGTCCTTCATCTTTCTAATCGCAGATCTTCCATACGCAGAAACAGTTAATGCCTCTTTAATTGATGATTTTCCAGAACCGTTTTCTCCTTCAACCAGAACAAGCTCAGGTTTTTCGCTGAATTCATATTCCTGTATCTTATTTCCATAAGAAAGTAGGTTCTTCCATTTTATTTTTTTAAATCTCATTGAATTCTATTGATTGTACGGCTTATTATTTTTAAGGTCTTCGTATACTGTTTTAAATTTATCATAGATCAGCTCAGACTTATGAGAAGGTAAATCTCTAGATTTTAGATATTCCGAAAGAACGTCAAATATATTATACTCATAGGTTTGAGCAACTTCAATCTTGTTATCATCAGAGACATCGGTCGAATAAGGCTGAAACTCTAAGGATCTATGACCGCAGTCCTTAACCAGTTCGATAAATCTAGTTATCGGAAAAGTTTTAGCAAATTCGTGATCTATATAGACATCTACAAAGTTGTTGCGAAACTTATTCTCTATTTCGTTCAGTCCCAGTTCAAGTAGATCATGAATATTATACTTAATAAATCTCGGGCTAGTCTGATTTTCGATGAACCTTTCTGAAACTCCAGACTTGCTGATGTCTAACACATAGAATCCTTTCACGTTTCCAATATCCCCTCTGTCCATTTGATATGGAGTTCCAACATAGAGAACATTGTCCTGGTCCTGTCTTATGTGTATATGACCAGAATAGACTCTCTTGTAATTATTAAGCTCGTTATATTCTACTCCGTGTTCGAGCTTTGTGGTTTTACTAAGTTTTGCGCCCTTAATATCTGCATGGCATATAAGAAAATCTGCCTTCTGATGTTTTGATATAGTTTCTCTGAATCTATCCGTAGAATCAGTCCAAGGAAGCATTAAGAACTTATGATTATTGATATTTAATATTTCAGGGGACTCATATACCTGGAAATTATCGAAAATTTGATCGAATCCAACTAGGGAATGGATATCATTTTGATCTTTATAATATACATCGTGATTTCCAAGTATGACATGGACTCCTCTCTTGAATTTTTCACATAATGCCTTTGCGATGTTTAGGGACGAGCTTTGAATTCTAACATTTGTTGATTCTCTCACGTGGTGCCAATCTCCGACCTGAATCAGAATATCAGTTTCAGGATCGAATCCATCTAGATCAATTGCTTCTAAAAATTTATTAATTAGAAAATCGGACTGGATTTCTGACCATTCAATTGAAGCATTCTTTATTCCTAGATGCAGGTCTCCAAGTAGATATATTCGTCTTATGTTATTTTCCGTCATATTACTGTGGAGAAATTCGGTTTATGTTTAGGGAATCTAATATCTTTTTAAATTTTTCAAACACCTCATCTCTTTCGCTAGCATTAGAAAAGGTTAGAGACGTTGCTGCAGCAGATCCTGTTGTATAAAATAGAATATTAGCAGTCGAGGACGTTACTATTCTATGTAGCTGTTCCACGTTAATCAAATCTGTTCCAGCGGTATGAGTTACCTGTATCCATTTCATCAGTGTATTCTTTTTTTATTTGTTCTTCCGTTTAGGAAATTAAATTTTTTGTCTAATTCTACTACTAATTCTTCCTGTAGTTCAACATCTAGAGAATCAAAAAGCTTTCGATAGTCCTTAATTGGATCCCCAGAGTTTACATTCAATATTGAAGATAGGGCCTCTACTATATATATTGGACTGTAGAAGTGAGTTTCAGTATGTGCCGATTTTAATTTTGAAAATATCTGATTAAAGCACCAGTTAATCTCATCTTTAGAAAGCTTTATCCTTGAATCTTCTGATTTCTTATATAGGAGGGCACTTAAGTCTGGATCGTCTTCAATTAATTCAAATATTTTAGAGATTCCCATATTATACTCAAGAGTTTCTTCGTATTCATACACGTCTCTAAGATATGAATCTGCATAATTTGAATTGACCGATATCTCACTCTGATATTTATAGTCAGAATCCTTCATGGCCTCAGCTGACTTGTAGCCATTATTAAATATCTTATCCTCTCTGATCTTTCTTTTTATCTCATCTCTTTTCTTCTTCTCATCCATTAATCACTGGGTTATTTTAGATAGAATTAAACAGGGCTTCGTATTCGTCATCTGCCATTTCAGATGAATCGTTAGATTTTTCATTTGATTTTACAGTAATTGTGTTATATTCCTCTCTAACCTGATCCTGTAAAGTGTTTGCAACATCATCATCACTATAATATTCACTATTCATTCCCCTCTCTTCAGTGAGTCTAAAATAGTCCTTTTCCATAGCATAGAATTTATAACTCTCCTCGAATCCATTGTCTCGATTAGCAATTACTTTGATCTTCATTCGGCCTTCAAGTGGACTTCGCATAAGACCGTAGAGAGAATCAACAGTGTGAACTAGGCCAAAGGACTCTGCAACTGAATCCATGCCAAGATCGAAATTATCTACGTCATCTCTTCTGATTTGAGTGGCTGATATTATACACCATTCATTTCTCATTGCAACACCCCTTAGCTCCTCACAGATCATTTTTACCTTCTCGTATAGTCCATTCTGGTCTTTGATTGGCTTTAAAAGGTTTAAGTAGTCTACTACTATTACCTTAAATTTCCTATTCAGCTTGTGTTCAAGTCTAAGGAAATAATTTTCAATGTCTATTGCGGTCGCTCCACCAGTTGGAAACTCAACTACTTCTAAATATCCTAACTTTTGACCAGACTTCTGTAGATTGTCTATTTTATTCTTAATCAAGTAAGAATTTTCTTCGTCAGTGATCTTTTCATAATCGTCCTTTGGCACATTAAGAATATTGGATCCGATTCTCTTCATATAGCTACGATCAGCAAGTTCAACTGTTACTAGACCTGTGTTGTTTCCAGACAGGAAGGAACGAGCTGCAATATTGCCAAGCACCATTGATTTACCGACTTTAGGTCGGCCTTGAAAAACTACTAGAGTTTTAAGGTTCCATCCTCCTCCTAAAGTCTTATTGAAGAATTCAAATCCGCTTGGAGTTCCTATTTTTGGAATCTGGATGTGAGATTTAGGATCAAAGAAATTTAAACCGTTTCCAGCATTACTAAAGCTAATTGATAGCTTATTATTTATGTCATTTCTGATCTTCTCAGTTATTGAATTGATATTCTCAGGATTAACTGATGCTGTTTTCAGGAATGACATGATATCGACAACGGTAACGTTAAGATTTCTAAGCATTATAAACGCTTTAACATACTGATATAGATAATCGTAATTATAATCCTTTAAATTAAAGAGATAGAGATCGTCCATTTCATCGGTCTCTATGTAAAAATTATTAAGCTCAAGATAACTTGTTAACTCCTTCCGATTTGGTATCTTACCGTACTGCTTAAAGAACTTAAGTGCAAGCTTATAGGTCTCCATTCGGTTCTCACCGTTAAAATATTTAGGAAGAATCATCGTGACGAGTTCTTCCCGGGTAAGCGAAGAGTGGTTCATGGGCTTGAGCTCGCTCTGATCGTTATCCTCGTTTAGAATGAAATTCCATACCATTGACTCTAGGGAGTCTATATTTTCTGCAAAATCTACTACCATTGCTTAAAGATCATAAAATTTAGTAATCAACTCTTTAGTTATATACATTGAATTATTGTTTGGTTTTATGAATCCTGATCCAATGTATTCTTTGATACTAGATACTACTAAATCCTTAAATTCTCCATCGAGTCTATTTCCAAACACGTACTTAAGTGTTTTAGACGTAAATTTAACATTATCCAACTCTATCTCTGAAGATTTAAACTGAGCTATGCAATATCTGACGATTTCAAATATTATGCCTTCAGGAGAAATGTGAGAATCAGTGAGATGTAGGTCTAGACTATATTTAATAGGTGCATCACTACTAATCTTCATCTGAATCTATTTGGTCAAAATCATCTAATTCATCCTGTTCGATCTCAGAAAGAGAGCTGTATTTAAACATTGGGATAATTACATTCTTGTCCAATTCGTCGATGACTTCAGGTGTAAACACTTGATCTGTGAATACCTCTCTCCATGGAACTAAATTTCCAGAATGCTTAATTACATAATTAAGAGCCCGTTCCTTAGGTAGGAACCAAAACTTTTCTCCATCTACTTCAAATGGACTGCAAGTAGACTGCTCAGATGGCTTTAATTTATCGTATTCCTTTTCAGTAAGTTTATTTCCTCTTTGAACTCCACAATTTTCCCAGCTCAAATAGTCCTGTAGGCCGATATATGGATTCATACCTTTATGAAAGCTAATATGGAATTCAATTTTAGTAGGTTTAGCCAACCTGTTTTTATCGGTAGTTGATCTAACGATTACTCCAGTCTTAGTCTTATTATCGTCTTTAAGATGTCCTTTAGAAAGCATCATAACCACTGATGCGGCATATAGAGGACCCCCTCCGCCTGACATTTGCTTTGGAGTATACTGATCCTGGCTTGAATAGGTATGAGATGTAAAAATAAGAGGAATCTTAAGATTTGAGAGATCAAGAGTAAATGATTTGAATAGAGCTCTAAGCTCCTTTGCCCTTAATCCCATGTCCTGAGCATTGTTTCCTTTTTTGACGTCCTCTACCTCTTTATTGGTTTCAAGATGAGTTAATGAGTCGACTATAATTGCTATCTTCAGATCAGGATTTTCCTCCTTCATCTTAATAATATCGGCGATGAAGAATTTGACTTCTGATATAACACCGATCCTTTTGTAGTTCATTAGATCCATGTTAATGCCGAAATTCTCAAAATCTTTTCGATCTAGAGCACCCTCTGTATCGATATAGAATACTCCATAATCTAGAGCTTGCATGTTTTTAACTGCATTCAAACACAGGAAGGTTTTACCAGTTCCACTGTCACCTCCGATTCCAAGACTTCTTGCATTTGGATATCCTCCTCTAAGGGATCCGGACATTTGAGCGTTTAATAGATAATTTCCAGTGTGAATGTACTCGTCGATATCGGAGAACCCTCTAAGACTAACTCGACTCTTAGTCGTCTTTTCAAGTAGCTCATTAAATTTTCCGAAAGCTGAAATTAGATCTTTTGTCTGTGGCATATTATTTTTTTTTAGATTATACTAAAATAACAGCCATTAGTTTCATCAGTTGATGTACGAAATAAGAAGCATTGAAGCAGCTAGACATAGAGAGTCTTCAATGTCTCCGTTTAGGACTCTAGTGAATCTAATTCGATCTAAGGAATATAGCTTATTTTCTTCTTCTGATTTTGGAAGATCGAGCACAAAACCTGTTAAATCCTTAGAGTGATTGTCTAAATTTATAGCATAACAGCTATATGTTTTGCTGAATGGAAGCTGATGCTTTACTTTACCTATATAATAAACATCATTAACATCACAATCGATGTTAAGCTCATTTTTACATATGTCTTTAACCTCTTCAAAATTTGAGGAATACTCTCCGCTAGAATCCATGCAGATGCACGAATGACCATGATCGTTAGTAAGATAGTCCATGTATTTTGCTAGATATATGTTCTTAACCTTTCCGTCAGACGTATCAAATGGTATCAAACAGATACCATCTACTTCGCATACAATTCTTCTTAGATCGCGATCTCCGTCGGTTATATTTAAAATTCTGTACTTGCCGTCTGAGAAATTCTCACGGTTTCTAAATTCCCTATTAGTCATCTATTTCTGTTAATTTTATCTCCTCAGCAGGAGTCTTAGATTTAGATGATGACTTTGTTTTAGATGATGTAACAAATATCGATTCCAACGACTCAACTACTGTACTATTATTTATCATAGAATAGATGTAGGATGCTAACTGATTTAGAAACTCTTCCTTATTTTCAGCATTTGAGTACATCATTTTTAGGAGCTTCTTGTCTGGAATTTTTACATTCATTTTTAGAACTAGCTCGTTGTAGTCAGAGTTAAACATCTCGAATGGATTTTTAACTGGCTCAGAGTTATCAGACTTAACCTGTGCCTTGGGAGCAGGCTTAGGCTCCTTGGTCTGATTAGTGGTTTGATAGTCCTTTAGTTCATCTGGAATTTCGATAGGTCCGCTACCAGTAGGTCCAGCGGGTGGAGCAGCAGGTGGAGGGGCTACAGATCTGCCTGATATGCTCTCTACTTCCTCTCTGCTCAAGGGCTGCATGTCTCCAACTATCATCATTAAATCGTTATTGAGCTGTCTAACGTCTATTTTAGATCCGTCTTCGAACACTGCCAATGCTGAATTACCAGTAGGCTGAACATCTCGGCATCTAACAATTTTACCTAGAAGCTCAGGACGATTAGTTTTAATCCATTGAAACTTCTGACCTGTGAAGTTCTGTTTATAACTTATTAACTGTTCTTCTGATATCATTTCTTGTTTATTTTTTTTAATTAGATTCTTGATCCATCTTATCATTGTCCGTTGTCTTTATTTTACAATTATATGTTGGACTTGACGACCAGGTAACTGTGAATCCACTGATCGTAGAGAAATATTCATTCTGATATTCTTCGGAGCTTGATACTTCTTCAATCTTTTTTCGTATCTCAGTAAATTCAGATCTCTCTGGATCTACTTGATCTAGGTAACTGTTTAACCACTCTATGAAATCTGTAGCTGTCATTTAGAAAACTTTAATCTTTTTATCTCTTCTTGAGCATCAATTCTGGCATTATATAATCGATTTAATATAGTACGAGCAACTGAATCCTTTTTTCCATCAAAATAGGTGTCATTTTTAGTTGAAATTTCAGTTCCGTCTACTCTAATCATTCCTTTTCTGCCTAGATAGGAATCCGGAGATATATTAAACTGCATTTGCAAATTTGGATACATTGACTTAAAATCATAACAGCTCACATATTCATAATATCCCGGAACCGGAGGCATCACATACGCTCCTTCGTATTTAACATCTTCAGTTTCATCACTGCTCCATGGTTTTTTAAGCATTCGACGATCCATGTTCAAAAACTCTCTACACATCAGAACCTCTGTTACGTGGACTGGACTGTGAATTTTATTAACCTCAATCTGAGCAGTATTTGCAAGAGAGAAAGCAACTTCAAGCAGTCCAAATTTATCCTCTAGCAACTTAACGAGAATATTATCTATTATGTTATATTTAGTAAAGAGATAGACGTCCTGTTGGAACTCTCTCATGTTTTTATATGGATGTTTGAGCTTAGTTACATTTAAGGCTCGGTTAGAGATATAATCAAGAGTAAAGTTTTCAACTACTTTATATGGTTTATATCCAGGATCCTGAAACAGGTGCATATAATCGAGTATTCCAAGATGGAATGGAAGCTTATGCTTTCGGTTAAATGTCTTTTTAGATGGAAAATTCTCTAGTGGATCGATGTTTCTCTTCTTAGCCCTGTTCATTAAATACTGCCAGTCAAAATCAATCACATTCCAGCCGGTTATAAACGACTGCCGAGGAGCTACTTGATGGAAGTAAAACTTCAATAAGTCATCCTCTGTTTTAAAGTATTTATGTCTAATTTTAAATCCTCTATCTAGAATTGCTCGATCCTTTTCATCGTGAGGAACTGTGCTTTGAAAGTAGTCATTTACCTCTTTCTCCATTTTCGCAATATCAGGCTCTCCAAGTCCTTCAGGATATTCTTCCGATTTCATAATAGAGAGAACGTAACTTATCCCTTCATCATTGCAGAAGGAGATGAGACATACTGGCATCTCAGCCTTTTCAGGTTTTGGAAATTCGTCGCTTGTTAGCTGGATCTCAATATCTAGATAGTCCTTTTTAGGAAGATTGTCAAAATCATATATCAAGTCCATCTCTTGGGGAGTCAGTTTCTCCAATATCAACTCTTCGATCCTGGTGCGAGTTAGCCACTTAGGATCCGACTTAGCCTTTTTAATTGGGGATCCATCCCAGTTTTTATATATTGAAGGTCGGTCATGCTCAACCCAATTAAAAATCTCGTGATCGGAAAGTCTCTTCTTAATAAAGGATATTTTACCATTATTATCATAATATGAGATCATAAGATCTTTATCTATAACTTCTACTCCGATTATCATTATATTCTTATACTGTAGGTTTAAACATTTGGTTTATGTGATTACATTTTGAGCAAGCAAGGACTGGAATAGGGGCAATGCTGTCCCGGTCTGATCCGGTCATAAACTTAGATATCTTCTTAATCATAAGTTTTTCCTCAAATACTGTACCTTCACATGATTCACATTTTACATACTCGGCATCCTTTAAAAGGTTTGTAGGTATGCCATTTTGATTTGGAACCTGATTCTCCTGGTCGTCGTCTTTTAATATCTTCATCCTATTTTATTTTTTTAGTATCCTCTCTCCTGTCTGGAAATGTTTTCTTTCTGTTTACTCATATATAGATTAACTACGTCCTCGGCCGTCATTCCGATTGATATTGCAAAATTCATGTAGAAATGCAGACCGTCGATCCACTCGTAGAATAATTCAAGTCTGTCCTCTTTTGATAGATCGCTAATAGTCATTTGAGCTGATTTAGAATTATCCTTCTTCCAGTATTTCCATGCGGCTGAGCCAATACCTTCATTAATTCCTCCCAGAGCATCAAACATCTCATTAAGCTCATCGCTCATAGCATGCTTATTAACCATCCAAAAATCGGCAATCTGTTTTAAAGTCCAGCCTGAAAAATCAAATCCTAGTCTCTCTTGAAGCTCCTTCTGTTTATTATAGATGAGGCCGAAAGTGTCCCTAGATTCAGTGTAATGATCTACTACTTCTAGTTTCGCACATGTGTTATCTGAGTTTGCCATGTAGTTTTATTGGTATTATACTATATATTACCTGCTTGGATCTTTATTTTGGGTATTTTTTTGGGTTTATTGTAAGCTTAAGAGAATAAATAATAAAAAATATACTTAATGAAATGGCTGAAAGAAGGATCAATTTAAATAATTTTAAGTCTAGCGGTGTTTATACCGTTGAGATTGATCAGAGCGAAAACGTCGCTCTTCCTTTGACTACAGGTAGATTAGTAGTAGGGTCAAGCAGAATAGGACCGTTTAACACTATTGTTTTAATAAACGACTTAAGAACTCTTAGATCGGTATTTGGAGATATTGATCCAAAGCTTGAAAAAGCTGGATCTTATTTTCATAGATCAATTGAAGTTGCTCTTAGAGAGGGACCAGTTTTTGCATTGAATGTTATGCCGATAGACACTGATGATAATTCTGTGACTAATCAAGATCAAGCATACTTCACTACGTTTAACACTGAATCTACTTCAAATAACTCTGGAGCTCCGGTTAAGAACCCTATCATTGACTTCTTTAACACTAGAAGACTATGGTTTGCAAGTTCAGATCAATTAAACCGAACCAAAAACTTGGCACTCGGAGATGACTTTGTAACTAATCCACTTGGACTTGGATTGGTATCAATTCCGTCTAACAAGATCTTATCTTTTGTAAATACTGGAAAATCTAATATTACAGTTTGGACAAGAAGAGCTGATACTACTGGATTTGATATTACAGCAAGAGAATGGTACAATACCATTGGAGCTGGAGAGGATACTGAATTTCCTAATTTTGTTCACCCTGATGATTTTATATCAGATTATATGGTTGAAGTTATAATCCTATCTGGAGATTGGACTAACTATCTTAAACTTGCTAATGATCCGATTTACGGTCAATATTTTGATGAATCAGGATTATTGGAGAGCAGAGCTTCTGAATTTTTTGCTCTAAGAGAGATCAGAGTGATCAACAGAACAATTGGATGTCTTATTCCAGATTTCATCGATCAATCTGGTAATAGCATCTCAATCGACAGATTAGTTAATAGACTATTCCCATCTACTGGAGTTATGTGTGCTCTTGACGGAGATAAATTAGATCTTGTTGATCTTACTAACACTGCATTTAATGACGTTGAAGTTGACACTCATAGAATTGACCTAATTGGTCACGGATACGACGAATTAGATTCAGATGACGATTACACAGCAGATGATGGTGGATACGAGACAGATGGTGTTACAGTAGCAGATGCTACACCTTTAATTGATGTGTTAAGTTATAGAAGACCTTCTGATGCTAATTTAATATTTGAAATGACTAGCAGCGAAACTGAAGCAGATTTCTTAGCTGGTACTACGATACCTACAGCATTAGGAGACACTTATGTTATTGCTCCTCTAGTTGGAGATCCTTACCTAATTGCGATGGAAGGAAGTAAATTATATCAGTCGTATAGCAACGGATTTATTAAGGACGGAGATGTAGTTACTAATGGAGTTATCGATTACTATCTTAAAGTTCAAAACAACTTCACTATCACAGTGAGTGGAAACGAGCTTAAGTACATTAAAGTTTTCGTATATTCTGATAACACTCTTCTTAATCAAGAGGATGTAAATAACATCACATACTCTGGAGGAGGAAATGATTATATCAAAGTAGAAACTGCAGCTGGAGCAGATTTTAAACATACGTTTGACCTATCTGACACTGCTTTCTTTACTGATTTTTCAGTTACTCAACCTAATAAGATTGTAATTGGAATCAATACTGCTAATACTGCGAATAAGGCTATAATTGATGAGTTTATCAGAGTAAATCACTTTATTAAAGCCCAGAGAATTGGAGACGTTAGACCTCGACTTCTTAAGATTATTTCAGTTTCTTCAAGAGAAGAATTGAGCCCATATAGACTTGAATATACAGTTACTACTATGGCTCCTTCAGTTGATGAAATTAACGGAATAGATGTAACTAACAATGAGCTTCAGGTATACAAAGGAGTTTATAATTTTGTTAGCACATTAAGAGGTCAATACCTTAGAGGTTTTGCAATTAGAGAGACTCTTCTTCCTAACGGAGCTGCTGCTAGACAACAAGATATTTTAAAATACTTGTTTGATAACACTTCTATTCCACAGGCTTTAGCTGGAAAAGAGGTAATTGACTTTAGATATGTTGTAGATACATACGAAGGGGAGATAAGCTCAAATTCTAAATACTATTTAGCTAAGCTTGCTGCTCTGCACGGTCAGGCGATGGCCCTATTGAATACGCCATCTATTGAGCAGTTTGAAAAATCTGTTGATCCTAGCTTTATTAGTACTACTAATAAACTTTTATCGACTGAGTTAATTTCAACAGGGGGAGATTTATCCTTAAATCCTAGTTTTGTATTTAAGTTTGCTGAAGAGGATGTTAATGGAGTTCCACTCTCATCCTATGCTACTTACTACTTCCCTAACTTGATTATCAGAAACGGAAATAGAAATATCTCAGTTCCTCCAGCAGCTTATATTTCTAACCTATATGTTAGAAAATTCAAGAACGGTACTCCATTCTTAATCGTAGCTGGTGGAAAGAGAGGAGTTATATCTGATCCGGAATTAGTAGGTATCGAATATGAATTAACCGATCAGGACAGAGATTTCCTAGAGCCGGTTGGACATAACTTAATCGTAAAAAGACGAGGATTCGGTACCCTTCTATTCTCTAATAATACTGCATACCAAAGAGTTAATTCAGCTCTTAATAATGCTCACGTAAGAGATAACCTTTCTACTATTGAAAGAGATATTGCTAGGATCTTATTCAACTTCTTGTTTGACTTTAATGATGAAATCACAAGATTAAGAGTAAGAACCATCGTGGAGAATTATTTAGATGCAGTTGTAAATGCAAGAGGATTGAGTTCATATCGAGTAGTATTCGACTCAAGTAATAACACTAATGAGGTGATTGAGAATAATGCGGCAATCATCGATGTAATTGTAGATTTCCCAAGAGGAATTCACAAATTCATCAACCGTATTACGATCACAAGAGTTGGTGGACAGCTTAGTTCAGAATCTACTGGATTTACTCCATCGTTCTAATAAAAATAACAATCGAAAAAAGCCGACTTAGTCGGCTTTTTTTGGCTCAAAGCTATGAAAAAGACCCTATTTCTTTTAATTCTAATCTTAAACTTGACTTTTGGTAAATCTCAAGTTGAAACCCTAATCGCATCTGATTATGTTGAAGTATACGATTGGATGGGTGCTTGGTGGTTTAATAATCCTACAACAGGGTACTTTACAGATATATCAGTAACCCCAACTTTTAGTGCTGCTATATATGGTAATGGTAACAATACTTATGAGCAAGATTGGTATGCATTACCTGCAGTAACAGTAGACCCAACTAAAGACCATATCTTTAGAATGAGATTAGCAGCTCAAACTATAT